CCGTGGACAGTTCGAGGACGACTTCGACGAAGGCACGACGGAGGCCCAGGACAGAAAGGTCGTGTGGCGTAGCGACAAGATACAAGTCTTGCGCGACCGCATCTTTAAGGAGCCTACCCTGACCGCTGCGTCTGTCGGTTCTCCCAACACGGGTGAGCACTACGACCTGGTAATTTATGACGACCTTGTGACGCACGACAACAGCGACAAGGCTGACAAGGCGATGAAGATTATCAACTGGACGTTCGACATCGAGAGCGTGCTTAACCCCTATTCAGAGGTGACTGGGCTGGGCGAGGAGGTCATCGTACTGGGCACCCGGTACTTCCGGTGGGATTACTACTCACACCTCCTGGGGGAGAACCTGGACGACGCTGAGGACATCGCTACGTTTGAAGAGACGCAGCAGGACGACCCGCTGACGGTGTTCACGCGCAACATTTACGCAAACGGCGTAAACATGGAGGAGGGCTACCTCTGGCCCGAAGGCTTCAACGAAAAGACAGAACGCCGACTGCGCCGCACACTACCCGCCCGACGCTTTGCCACGCAGTACCTCAACACCCACCTGGCCGGTGAGGACGCAATCTTGCGGTGGGACGCTATTGTTAAGTTGGCCCCATACGCCGTCGAGCGTGACGGCCCCATCGTGCGTGTGCGCCCATACGGCCCTGAGGGTAGTGTGTCCCTACTGTACCCCATACTGGTTATTGACCCGGCTGCGTCAACGAACGACTCGGCTGACTTTACCGCTATGGGTGTTGGAGGGACGGACGAAGATGGCAACATGTTTATCCTCGACCTTCTGTGGGGCCACTTTACGCCGTCGCAGCTTGCCACCAAGGCGCTAGACCTGATGGAGAAGTGGGACATAGAAATGGTAACTGTGGAGGGCGTGGCAGGTTTTGCCAACCTCAAGTACATCCTCTCCGAAGCTCTGGCGGCGCGTAAGATGCGTGGCGTTGTGAGGGAGTACCGTCCCAAGGGTGACAAAATAGCACGCATTGAGAACATGTTGGAGCCGGTCATCACTGATGGCCGCTTCTACTTAGCCAACGGTATCTGGAATGCGAAAGAAGTCAAAGAAGAAATTACCTATTTTCCTAGCCCGTCTGTTCGTGACGATATCCCTGATGTTATTGCGGTCATACGCGAGTTGCACAAGCCTTTGCGAAAGTTATCGAACGGCTCTCGAAGACGAACGAGGGCAAATAGAAACGTTAATTCCAAATATGGAGGAACCAGGTGATGCAGGACAAGAGTGCCCAGCCAACAGCGGAACGTTTTACAACGACTGCGCTTGGTGGCAAGAATATCGAAAACGCACTGGATTCTACGGCACCCGCCCCGGACAACCTGGAAGGCGTTGGTAAAGCAGTCGTCGCGCTGTTTGAGGATTACAAGTCGGCCCGCTCTGAGAAGGAGGAGATGTGGCTTGAAGCATGGGCGGAGTACCTGGGCACCCCACAGGCCATCGAGGGAATGCGTAACCGTGTCGGCTCTATCATTGGCGACACCAACAATGACTGGCGGCATCGCATCAGCACCGGCAAGGCCTACGAGCTGGTCGAGACTATGGTGGGATACCTGATGGGTGCCTTCTTCCCAAACTCGGAGTGGTTTGACGTTATCTCAGACCACGAGCCAGGGCTTGAGGATGTCGCCAAGGTCACGCGAAAGTACATGGCCAAGAAGCTGATGATGGCGCAGTTCCGTTCCTACTGGGAGATGTACACCCGTCAGTGTATGATTACAGGATTTAGCGTCATGGCCCTCCCCTGGGAGCGTCGTGAGGAGGTCGTTATGCGCCGTCAGGAGGTACAGACCCCCGTGCCTGACACGTTGATGGGTGGCGTGTCTGAGATGACATCCTACCCCGCCTCCGGGGCCACAGAGAACACCTATGACAACGTGGCGCTGGACGTGATTGACTGCTTCGACGTGTTCCTTGACCCAAACGCCAGGGACGTTAACTTTGCCAACCTGGTGCGAATCATCCGCATGACCAAGGCGCAACTGATGCGCTCGGTGGCCACTGGTGAGTTCCCACACCTAGACGGTGCAGCCGTGGCACACGCCGGTAAGGTGAGCACCAACGCCGAGAAGGCCCGCATGGTGGGTGAGTACATGGGTATTCGCTACGACCCTCGTGAGCTTATTGAGGTGCTGGACTTCTGGGGTGACATTACTGTGGATGACGTAACCTACCACGACGTACACATTGTCAGCGTGGGTCACGCCCTGGCGCAGATGGAACCTAACCCCTACTGGGGTGGGCGACCATTCATCATAGGGACTGCCATTCCTGTCCCGTCTCGCGTGTACGGCCTCGGCCCCCTGGAGCCTGTGTTGGGCCTGCTACACCACAGCAACAGCATCATGAACCAAAGGGCGGACAACATGGAGCTGGCCGTGGACACCATGTGGGGTGTTGTTAACGATGGTGTGACCAACCCTGACGACATTTACTCGGAGCCTGGTAAACTCATTGAAATGGCCGAGGCGGGCAACGTGTTTCCCATCCAGAAGGACACCACGTTCACCATCACGTACACCGAGCAGCAAGTCCTGGAGCAAGCCATCGACCGCACCGTCGGCGCAGGTGTGGGCATTACCACCGCACAGGGGCGCAAGGGGGAACGTGTCACCGCTCAGGAGATTCAGGCCGTCATGGACGCCGGGGGCAATAGGCTCTCTAACATTCACGGCCACATGGAGGACACACAGCTACACATCTTGCTGGTGAAAATGGTACAGATGTGCCGTCAGTTCGTCACTAAAGATGAGGTCGTGCGGCTCCCGGGCGAAGACCCTGGCAGCGTTATGTACGTCCAGTACGGCCCCCGTGAACTGATGTACGACTACGAACTGCGTCCTGTAGGTGCTGAGTATGTAGCTAATCGTGAGAGAGAACTACAGCAAGCCGTGGACTACGTAAACTTGGTATCGCAAGTGCCTCAGTTCTCGGAGCAAATTAACTGGGAAGCCATGTTACGCATGGTGACTCGTAAGTTTGGTTTCAAAGAAGACCCTGAGACGTTCCTTAACGCAGCTCCAACGGCACCACCTGCTGCGGCTCTCCCACCGGGCCAAGACCCCAATGCCATGCCCATGCCTGACCCTAACGCAACCGGCGCATCCCAAGACCCCATGCAAGCGGCTCAACAAGCTGCCATGGCCTCCGGGGGACTACCAATGGTTAATGCGATGGGAGGCATGGCGCAACAGGCAGGTGGGGAGGAAGCCCTTCTAGCACAGTTAATGAACAGTGAGAAGCAATAATATGACTGAGAACCTGAACCCCGTACAACAACCACCCGCCGCTGCTCCTGCACCTGCTGTACCTGCTGCACCCGCTGTGCCTCAGGCCGCACCTGGCCCTGACCCCAACGACCCTGAGTTTGTAGCGTTCCAAGCGCAGATGCAACGCTACCTAGGCTTTGGTGTCGCCGACCTCAAAGGCTCTGTTGAAACTATTCAGCAGTTGGCCCGTGAGCGTGAAGCGACCCTGCTACGAAATACGTGGGGTGCGAGTCACGACGACAACTTTAATGCCGTCCAGACGCGCCTGAGCGAAATGTACAAGACCAACCCCTCACTGGCGGAAAGTCTAAACAACGCCGCCGGGGCACAGCTTGTACATGCACAGCTCCAAATCGAAGCGCAAGCATCTAACCAGGCAGCAGCGGTGCCGGGGTTCCAGCGCAGCTCTAGCCCAGCCCAGCCCGGTTCTCAGTCCACCCCTTTGTTCAAAAGCAGCGACATTAAGGCCATGAGCAAGGACGAGCGACGCAACCGTCACTTTGAGATTGCCGCCGCTTACCAAAACGGTCTGGTGTCAAACGATTAGAGCTACAGGTTATTACTTATTGAAGGACACGTTACATGCCTAACGACTATCCCATCCAGAGTGGGTCGCTCCTAAATCAAGGTGGGTTTGTCGAACCCCGCACCCACGACAGTTTCATCCCCCAACTGTGGATTCCGGAAATCAAACGATTCCTGGATACCCAGTTCATGATGACTCAGTTTCTCGACCTTGTACCTGACCAATACAAAGGTGGGAAAGAGATTATTATTCCCACCGTGGGTCGCCTCCGGGTACAGCAGTTAGTGCCGCAGAACGCCCTGCAACTCGACCAACCCGAGTCCGGCGACTTCCGGATGTCTGTGAACTACCGGCCCTGGGTGGCCATCGGTATTACCGACGTCCTACGGATTCAGTCGAGCTACGATGCCATGTCTGAGTATTCGCGGGAAGCCGCCTATGCACTGACTCGCGACATCGACCGGTGGATTCTGGGCCTTCGTCCGGTTATTAAAGCGTCGGGCAACGTCGTGCGCTCCCAGGTGCTCGTGTCTGAGACCCTGACTGATGCGCCCCTGAACCGTGCTGCCCTCCTAGCCGCTCGGCTGCGGATGCAACAGCAGGACGTGGACATGAGTGAGGCGTGCTGGATTTTCGCCCCCGCCCAGGCCACCTCGCTGCTAACCATTCCTGAGTTTATCAGCTCTGATTTTGTGTCTGGTAGCCCTACCGAGACTGGCATGGTGGGTCGCCTCTACGGCCTTCCCGTCTACGTGACTAACAGCATCGTTAAGAACAGTCTCGAAGCTATCAACGTAAACGCTCAAATCATTGGGGCCAGCCCCCTGTTTGTGCCCTCCCCTGGCTACGCTCAGACGGTGGGTGCCAACACCATTTACAGCCCGTGGTGGCCTAACCCCGCTGTGAACGGCAACCCAAACGGGGCTGGTAACCACACCACCCTAGTTGCCAACTCCCTGGCCGCAGGTGCCTACTCCGGCATGTTGGTTCGTCCAGGCTGGGCACGCTACTGGCAACCCGCCTCGGTGCAAGTCGAAACTGAACGCCTGGTGCGCTACCAGTCGGACGCCCTTGTCACCGGCTACCCATTGTTAGACGCAAAAGTCTATCGTGGCGAGTATTGCGTTATCATAGAGTCGTTTGAAACCGCGTAGAGGACAACATGCCACGTACATTACTGGTCGCAGTAAATGACGTGTTGCTTCAAATCGGAGAGAGGCCAAG